GGCCAAGTAATACTGCTTGGGAAACCAGATTGCTGCGGTACATTCCTTAAAGCAGTTCTATAAGCAGTCATTGCATCACTCATTGTGACATCTGACAAAGCGTAAAAATCAGTAGCCGCTAATCGGCTATCTCTTTCAGACCTAACATCACTTTCCAATATTGCAGCATCTGTTAATATGGGAAAGGCTCTGTACGATCTCAAAGGACTAGAAGATAGTGCTTCTATCTCAGATACTCTTTCAGACCCTAGTGTGGATTTTACAACATCTAAAAGTTGACTTTCAGTTAGATTGGTAGCTTGAGGGTCAACCGTTACACACTCAAGATGCTTTTGATTTGTGAAATCTACGCAAAAGTAGACCTCTATTATAGCGCTGTTATCTTCCGAAAGATTTACGCCATTTACGTTCCAAACAGACATTTAATTTCTCCTTTTAATTCCAGTAACACACTAAGACGATACCCGCCGCACCGCTGGCACCGTTACCTGCACTATTTGGGCTGTCAGCGTTTGTACCACCCGCACCGCCGCCACCGCCGTAACTTTGTCCAGCCTCGCCAACTGTGCTAGGCCAACTTCCTACTGCCCCTCGACCACCATTACCGATGTAAGTGGCAAGCCACCCAGTATCTAAGGGTGAAGTTCCCCTAGCGGCAGGCCCTGCATTTGTTGCTGCTTGACCGCTATCGCCGCCGCCTGCACCGCCGCCGCCGCTTACGCCAGAACCGCCATTGTTTCCGTATCCTGTGGTGACGTTTATACCCTTCCCACCAGTATAATTAGCATCGCCGCCGCTTGCCGTACCACCGCTGCTTGAGTTGTCGCCTGAGTAGTTGCCATCGTGTTGACCTCCACCCCCACCGCCTGCGGTCAATGAAACGCTGTTGCCACTCACTGTTGTGTTGCCGCCTGAACTACCGTTACCCGCAGACGGTGAATAACTGTGACCTGCCCCGCCGCTGCCTCTAGAAACGGTATATGAGTCACCAGACGTACCAATAAAGCCTTTAATTGAAACACCACCGCCGCCGCCGCCTGATGATCTTTCAGCCGCTGCGCTTGATTTCTGAGAGGTGTCTAGCATACCCGCACCACCGCCGCCACCGCCGATAGAGATGATAGCAACAGCGCCGCCTTGTGAAAGAGTAAAGTTACCTGTTTTGGTTTCGATGGTGTCAGGGGTGCCAAGGTCAAATGTGTATGTGCTGCCATTCCAAACAGGAGCAGTTACATCACTAGCTCCGTACCATTCATTAAAGGCCATTTGTGCCTCAGAGGACTTGCCAATAAGCCCCCTGATATCAGAATCATTCAGAGCAACTTCGGTCCCAGAGGAGCCGCCAACTTCAACGTGCATTTCATTTAGGGTTATTTGACCACTACTTGGTAGAGGCATTTTTTAACTCCTCAATTTCAGCCTTTAATTCTTTGATAGCTTCAATAAGCAAGCCGTGCAATTGGTCATATTGAACAGTTTTATACTCAACACCATCGTCTGTCTTTAAGGGCAGTGTGCTTTCTTGGATTGCACTTGGTAGAACCTTTTCGACTTCCTGTGCAATAACCCCTGCGCTTTCTTTGCCATCTGCTTTGTACGTAAAGGTGTAGCCGTTTAGCTGACTCACTTTATCCAAAGCGCCTGTGATTGGCTTAATGTCTTCCTTGAGTCGCTCATCAGAAATCGTGGTTGAATAAGCAATGACGTTGCCATCTGCGTGAAAATCACCATCAGCTTCAAATCGAAACTCATTACTGTTGTTAATGTACACATCCATTTGTGTGTTGTCTGTGAAAGTAATGTAATCAGTAGCATCTAAGCCAATTTTCCCTGACACGAGTGCGTCACCAGTTACAGTAACTCCATCTAAATTTGTTGTGCCGTCTACATCTATGTCACCAGAGATGTCTAACGAAGCAAATACGGATGTTCCTGTTCCAGTGATTGTACCACCAACACCTAAATTACCAGCAATCGTCACATTTGTTGTACCTGTTGGTATTTCTAAAACATCTGCATCAGCGTCATTTTTAATAGTAACATCATTAGTGCTACCCTGCCCTGTCAGGATAAGACCTTCAGCAGCCGTATAACCAATAGCTGCATTATCTCCTGCGGCGGTATCACCGTCTGGTTCAAATGTAGTAGCTGTGGCAACACCACTAAAGTTTACAGCAGTGCCTGTTAGTGTTTGCGTTAAAGTCACCTGCCCATCAGAGGCAATAGCAATGGCATCAGTATCACTAGCCGAACCTATATTACCTGCATTGGGTATAACTATATTACCGCCAGTAGTCATCAAACCACCGCCAGTGTATGTACCCGACACATCTATATTTCCGTTTACATCGAATAGAGAAGAAGAGTTTATCTGCACTGTGGGGGCAGTTACATCTAACGTAGTACCTGAATTTATTTCCAAGTGTCCATTTGCTGATGCAACTATGTTTTCTCCACCAGCAGCATCGTTAAAGGACAACTTACTATCTACAGCTAAAACAAGTTCATCTGCTGACTGATCCCATAACAAGAAGTGACTAGCAGATGCACCAAAAAACTTTACATCGTAACCTGTATCATCAACACCGACTGTAACTGTATTGTCAATTTGAACAGCACCATCAATGTCTACAGCATCTAAATTAGTTGTACCGTCTACGTCAAGATCACCATTAAAGTCTGCATTACCTGCAAGTGTTAGCGTAGTTGCCATATCAACAGCACCATCAATGTCTACAACATCTAGGTTAGTCGTGCCGTCTACGTCAATATCTCCACTAATATCTAAAGATGCAAAAACAGAAGTGCCTGTTCCAGTAACAGTACCGCCGACAACAACGTTACCCACAACATTTATCGCGTCGAAGTGGGCATTATTAAATATGTTTGCCGCTACAGCACCGCTACCTGCGCCGTCAAAAAACACAACCGCAGTTTTACCTGCTGGAATTTCGTAGTCGTTACTAGAGTTATACGTTCCCTGAAACAACAATATGCTGCGTGATCCAGATAGATTGTTGCGGACATATACAATTTTTTCCGCATTGTTTGGAGTAAGTTGCACAAAGGCCGTGCCGCCTAAATCTCCTCCATCTGCAAATATAACCAAACGATTACGCCCATTAGAAGCGGCTCCGTCCGTAACAGGCAATGTGTTTGGAGAACCAGAAGACCCTGTAGCCCCAAGAGTTACAGAAACCTGCCCATCAAGAGCGGTGTCTAATAGTTCTAAGTTTGTGTTTGTAGTTCCTCCCCATGTGCCAGACTGTTCGCCTGTAGCAATGAGTTCAATACCGTTGTTTGTTGTATATGTACTAGGCATTTTTTATCCTATGCTGCTATATCATCCCAGTTTGAAGATTGGGACGGCGTTACTTCATCCCAGTTCGGAGATTGAGATGGCGTTACTTGATTATAACTTGGTTCTTGATTTGGAACAATAGGCCCCCAAACAAGAACCTGTGATGTTTCTGCTGTCCCAAAAACACCTTCTGGGAACACATTTGCTTTTGCTGAGATTGTGACAGACCCAACTTGACCCGTCCCAGAAACACCTGTGACGGAAACATTTCGGGATATAGATGTAGTTACTGAACCAACCTGTGCTGTGGCGCTTACTCCAGTAATAGAAACATTGGCTTTTGCTGAAACTGTGGTTTCTCCAGCCTGTCCAGTACCAGAAACTCCTGTAACTGAAACAGTTCTTGAGACAGAAACAGTAGTTGTGCCGACTTGACCAGTTCCAGAAACGCCTGTAACGGAAACACTTTTTGGTATAGAGGCAGTAGTTGACCCAACTTGTCCAGTTCCAGAAACTCCTGTAACCGAAGAATTTGCATCTGCTGTTGTAGTGACAGAGCCAACTGAACCTGTGGCGCTAACTCCACTAACAAAAATACTTATTGCAGGAATTACTGTAACAGAACCTACTGATCCAGTTGCTTCTAGCCCAGTAACTGAAGAATTAGAATTGGCGACTACAGAAACAGAACCAACTGACCCTGTTGCTGGTAAACCTGTCACTGGAGCAGTCGCACCTGCGGCTGCGGTTGCAGAGCCAACCTGCCCTGTTGATTCTAATCCTGTTACATTTATAACTTCATTTTCGTGTATTGTTACAGTACCAACACCACCAGTAGCAGATACACCTGTAACATTTACGACTTCATTTTCATCAACAGTAACAGAACCAACTGACCCTGTTGCTGATAAGCCAGTAACAGAAGAATTTGAAGCTGCATTTATTGTAACCGAACCCACACTGCCTGTGGAAGAAATCCCAGTAACAGGTATATTACCTATACCAGATACAGAAACTGAACCAATTTCACCTGTTGCAGAAATGCCTGTGACAGAAATATCTGCGGAAGCATTTGTAGTTACAGAGCCGATCCCCCCTGTCGATGAAAGTCCTGTAACAGAAACACTTTTTGGAATAGAAGCTACAGCGGAACCAACATTTCCAGTTGCTGATACTCCTGTGACATTTACGTTCTGAGATTGTATAACAGAGGCGCTGCCAACTTGCCCAGTTGCACTTAACCCCGCAGGCGAAACATTGGCTTTAGCAACAACAGATACAGCACCCACACTGCCTGTAGAGGCCAACCCAGAAACAGGGACATCACTTGCACCAGAAACGGACACTGAACCAATCTGACCTGTCGCAGAAAGTCCTGATACAGAAACATTCGAATCCGCAGTGGTTGTTACAGTACCCACACTACCTGTGCAGGAAACGCCAGTAACAGAAATGTCTTTTGGAATAGATGCAACTACAGTACCCACACTTCCTGTGCAGGAAACACCTGTAACAGAAACACTTTTTGGAATAGATGCAACTACAGAGCCAACACTACCTGTAGAAGAAACGCCAGTAACAGAGGTATTTGAAGCTGAATCCGTAGTTGCGGAACCAACTCCACCTGTCGATGACAAGCCTGTAACTGAAATATTTGAAGATGTAATTAAAGTTACAGAGCCAACCGCTCCTGTAGCGGAAAGCCCTGTAACAGAAATGTCTGCTGAAGCATTTGCAGTTACAGAACCCACGCCGCCTGTAGCGGAAAGCCCTGTAACAGATACGCTTTCAGGTATTGAGGCGATTACAGAACCGACTTGACCTGTTGCACTTAGTCCAGTCGGTGAAGCGTTTGCTTTTGCAACAACCGTTACAGAGCCGACACTTCCTGTTGAGGAAACACCAGTAACGGGGGTGTCACTTGCCCCCGCTGTTGTAACTGAACCAACTTGGCCTGTGCCAGAAACACCAGTAACGTCTACAGGAAGTGGGTTGCCCCAAGTGCCTGTAGACCATGTACCACGCCCCCAGCCTGCAACAATTGCCATTTCATTTACCTATAAACTAGGCTATGCGAATAATGGCGCTACTTGAGTTTGCAGTGGGGAAAACAACTGTGAAGTCTCCAGCAGTCGAAGTTTTATCTCCGCCGAAGTCTAAAACAACTACAGTTGGATCACCTGAAGCACTATCATTGTAAATCAGTGCGCCACGCGCAGTAACAGTTGCGTTGCTAAAGGTAAGATCACCAAAATCAGTAAGCGCTGTTGTGCCGCTTGTAGACGGATCAACTCTTGTGAGGGCTGCACCACCTGCGGTGTAGTTTGTTCCGCTTACTTCGTTTGAAGTTGTATATGCTGTGGTAGCCGCTGTAAACGATGCGCTATTTGTATACATCGCTAGTTTAAAGGTGCTTCCACCAGAGTTTTTAAAGTTATGAACGGCCTCAAGGATTTCCTTCTTAAAGCTCGTGCACATAAAGTTGCCAGAAAAGGCCATTTCATAGTCTCCTTATAAGTTCCGCAAGGCTTGGATGCCCTGCATCTGTAAGTGCGTTATATACCGTAGTTCTATCACTTTTGATAGCCTCTCGCAAATAAAACTCAATGACTTTCGTAATTTGACGTTCAAAGACACGAGCTTGATCACGAATCGCAGGGTGCGCTGTATCAGAAACGTTGACAATTTTGCTGGCACAGCGCTCTGCAATTTCTTCGGGTGTAAACCCTCTATTGTTGGTTGTATGGACTTGAACGCCAAAATCTTCTGGCAAGCTCATATTCAAAGCAGGTATCATGTTTTCTCCCTAATAATAAGACCTGTTCGGTAAGCATCCGTAACTTCTTGTGATTCACCAAAGTTTTTGACGCGAGAAAGGGCTTCTGTAAATCTTTGTGTATAATTCTGCACAAGATCACCTTCACCCTTCATAAAAGTGTACGCCTCTATTAAACTACCATATAGCATAGAAACTGAAGCATTCGTGCTTAACCATGTTGTCCCACTTCCAGAACCAGCAGTCAAAGAAGCTGGTCTGTAGAAGTAATGAAGCTCAACATTGTAATTTGAATCTGGAGTTGGTCCTAGAATAAAGTTATCAACATCAAACTGCGCATAATACCGAGGAGCACCAGTCGTAGAATTGTTCGGGTTAAAAGACTGAACAAAGTTTACGTCTTTAAATAGCACAAACTCTTTGTTGCTGCCGTTTGTAAAAGACAGACTAAATGGAGCCAAATAATCATCAGGTAAAGCAAGATATTGATTGCTTGCAGTAAGATTTCCTGTTTGATTTTTTCGGAAAACCTCAAGTTGCGCTATTTTTAAGATGCGCTCTTCAGCGTTTTTAATAAATATATCCAGACTATTCACAAAGGTTGTCTCTGTGTTTTCAGTGTAATCCTGAATAGCCGTTTTCAATTCTGCGTATGTAAAGCTCATGATGTTGTCACCGTTACGCTGCCAACGGACCCAGTGGCAAGCAAATTATTTGGAGTTAGGCCCCCATCGTATTTGAAACCTACAGGATTCCAGCCCCATTGTATGTTGTTTTGTTGAGCAACATTTTGCTCAGGACGCGGATTACGCAACGCCTGTGGATCAGGAGTTGCACGAAGAGGCTCTAGCTGTGGTTGTTTAGCCTCCCACTCATCCTTGCCTACAAGAAGGCCATTCCACTCTTTACGCATGTCTCTGAGCCGATAGCGAAAGCCAGATCGGTCAGATATTCCATATGCCCACTTTCCTGTGGCATACTTAGACATAACGATAGTTCCTCAAATCTGGGGCAACGCGGAAAGACGCACGGTCACGATCCTCATCCATTGCGCGGTTTATTTCCTCTTCATATATAGCTTTTAGCATCTGCAAGCGATCAGGAGCACGCTTAATGCTCATGTAATAGGCCAAACCAGCCGCTAATGCAGGGTAAAATCGAAACGGTAATTGAAGAGTATTAACGTAGTTATCAGCATCATCCATGCGAACAAGAGCGTTATAAAGAACAACATCTGTGCTATTATCAGGCAAAGGCCACATTTTTAAGACTGGATTTATTTGACGATCTACAAAAAACTGAGTGGGACGCCCCGTTGTAGATTTTGTGGGAATGTTAAGATATTCATCCCTACTTATGCGATCTAGTGCATAATCAGTACCGTCTCTACGCACGACAAGGGATAATATGTCGATTACGTCAGTTCCAAGGTCAACATCACCATCGTTTTCTGTAACTGTAAAGTTGCGCTGGGCTATAGTCCACTGATTCAAGCCGCGGTTAGCCCAATCAGCAAACATAAGGTTTAAAGAACGCTTTGCAGTCTTCAGATCATAACCTGTACGAACTTC